CTCAAGGTCCTCAAGGTCCTCAAGGTGCTCAAGGTCCTACTGGTCCTCAAGGTGCTCAAGGTCCTCAAGGTGATCAAGGTCCTCAAGGTGATCAAGGTCCTCAAGGTGATCAAGGTCCTCAAGGTGATCAAGGTCCTCAAGGTCCTCAAGGTCCTACTGGTCCTCAAGGTCCAGTTGGTAGTGAATATTGGACTATAAATTCATCCAATAATAATATAACTGCTACAAATGGTACTACTAGTACAGCAATTGCTGTTACAGCATCTTCATTTTACGCCACATCTGATTATAGAATAAAAGAAAATATAACACCACTTGATAATTTCTACAAAGTAGATATCTTAAATCCAGTAAGTTATAATAATAAATTTACCAAAAAAAAAGATGTAGGATTAATTGCTCATGAAGTTCAAAATATTTATCCATTTTTAGTAAATGGTGAAAAAGATGGTGAATCCTACCAATCAATTAATTATACAGGTTTAATTGGAATGTTGATAAAAGAAATTCAAGACTTGAAAAAAGAAGTCAATATATTAAAAGAAAAAATGGAAAAAATATTATTAAATAATGAAAATAATAAATAAAATTGATTAATTAAATAACATTTATTTTAAGAGTAAAATAATCTAATAAATGTTATTTCCAGTTTTAAGTAAGAATTTTAAACATGAAAGAGATGATAATATAAAGTTTGAAGAAGAAGGACATAAATATACTATTGTTCCAGATTCAACTTCAACATATACATCTGTAACTACCTTTATTCATAGTCATTTTCAACCTTTTGAAGCAGATAAAATAATTGAAAAAATGATGAAGGGAAAATTATGGAAAGAAGGACACAAATATTGGAATATGACAGCAGAAGAAATAAAGTCTCAATGGACACAAAATGGAAATAATGTTTCTCAATTGGGAACTTCGATGCATTATGAATTTGAGTGTTTTATGAATAATCCAAGTCTACCAATAGAATACACTCACAAAGAATTGTATGAATATTATGTAAATGCTAACAATAAAGCTAACAATAAAAATACTGACAATAAAAATAATGATAATAAAAATACTGATAATAAAAATACTAATAATATTGATGATTTCAATACAACTAAAGAATGGCACATAACCAAAGAATGGCAGTTTTTCCTTCATTTTATAAAGGATTTTCCAAATCTAAAACCATATAGAACTGAATGGACTATTTATCATGAAGATTTAAAATTAGCAGGTTCTATAGATATGGTTTATGAAAATCCGGATAAAACATTATCAATATATGACTGGAAACGAGTAAAAAATATTACAAGAATAAATCATTTCAATAGTTATGCTATTACAGATTCTATTTGTCATATACCAGATTCCAATTTTTGGCATTATACACTTCAGTTGAATATTTATAAAGCAATTTTAGAAGAAAAATATAATAAAGTTATTTCTGAATTATATCTTGTTCGGATTCACCCGGATTCCGAAGAAAATAATTATGAATTAATAAAACTTCCTATTTTAACGAACGAAATTAAGGATTTGTTTAATGAAAGAAAGAAATTAATTCAGGAAAAAGCTTAAATATAAAAACCATAATAATTTATATTATAAAACATGATACTTTATTTATTTTTTTTAACTACTATTTCAGTTTCATCTGTATCTTTTTTATTTTTTTTAATTAATGAAATTAAGAATTATATCAACAAAAATAATCATATAAATAACCAAAATAATAGTGAACAAAATAGCAATAATCAAATAATAACAGCAAATATTCCAGAAAAATATGAAGATAAATATTTGACTCAACTAAGAAATATTAATAATAGTAATAGTAATAGTAATAGTAAACTAGAAAATGAACAAACAAAAAGCTCAACAGAAAATTATAAAAACTATAAAAATAACATTATTATTGAAAAAACACCAATTGGAAATGTAGCAATGTTTTATGATAGTGTTAGCGAAACATTTACTTATTATAGCGACAATACTATTCCTTATCGTTTTTTAGAAGTTGTAGCTAGGAAATATGTTTTACTTTATAATTGTATAGAACTTTATATTGATATGGAATATGAACTAGAAAAGAAAAAGTTATTAGATAAGCAAATAAAAGATAAAAAACTTCAAGAAACAGAGTTTAATCATAGTCATAATCAAAATCAAAATAACAACTGTGATTCTGATAAAAGAGAAAAAAAAAGTGTATTTGCTAAATTTAAAAGTTACAATAAAGAAGCTGGATCGGGAAGAGTAAATAACGCTCCTCCTCCAAAAAATAGTATTCCTTCTAGTAATAACTGTAAATCAAATACTGAACCATGTATATTAAAAGAAGAGGCAAACAGATACTTGTGTAAAGGAAGATTTTCTAACTTTAATCTTTTACAAAAGGTAGATAGGAAAAAAATAGACAAGAAATATGCTTTGAACTTTGCCGACTTTAAAAAAATGACAGATTCAAACAATTAAAAAATAGTTTTACAAAAATTTAAAAACTAACCATAATATAAGTAAATAAATTTATGAATATGAATAGTAACTTTGATAAAAATAAAAATGGCGGTTCTACACCATTATCTAATGAAAATAATACGCCAGTTTCTAATGCCGTCAGTTCAAATAACAATAGTTCTAACAGTTCAGTCGATACTATAAAAAAAAATTTTTCCATTATAAAAAATAATGTAGACAGTATAGGTTCTAAAGTAAAAATAAAGATGGGTAATGTAGGTGATGATTTATTAAATGTTGCTAAAAATCCAATTGATAATATTGAAACTCTTATTCAAAATTTGAAATATATTCCAACTGTAATAGGTCAAATTATTGATGATCCTCAATTTATAGCTGAAGTAAAAAATATATCTCTTATACTAGCTGAAGCACTTTCAGAATCAATTGAAATGGTAACTCCTCAAGTTGCTGAAGCTATTTCTAAAATGGTTGAAAATGTTGGAAGATCTTCTTTTTTGTCATTAATGGATGCTGTTGGTGTAATTCCATTTTATGGAGAGATACTTGATATTATACTTACAGCACATAATATAATAAAAGTTATATTTTCTTTTACTAATACTGGATTACAGTTAACAGAAGTTTATTATACTTTGATAAGTAATATGATTCGTGTTTATAAAAAAAATGCTCAAGAAGTGGAAGCAACACATGGAAGAATTCAAGACAGTTTAAATCAATTTAGTAACAATCCACAAAGTGGAGGAAAAAAAATATATCTGAATAAAATGAATGTAATAAATAAAAATCAATTTAAAAAACAAAAATCCAAAACAAAAACAAAGAGATACAAGAAAAGTAATTAGTATAAGATAGATACTATTTTATTATTTATTCTTATTTCTTATTTCTTATTTTTTATTTTATTTCTTATTTCTTATTTTTTATTTTTTTCCATTCTGAAAAACCGTTACTTCTGACTATATTAAATGAAGTACCTAAATGTTCCATAGCTATTTTATAAGCTATTTTTTCTTTCAAGTCAAGTTGATTTAAATATTCATTGATTTCTTTTTCTAATTCAAGATTTTTACTTTCATCATCATTACTATTACTTTTCATTTTGTTAAATATAAAATCAGTTTATATTTATTATTAAAAACTGTATAATTATATTCTATTTTGAATAAACTATTTTTGAATCAATTTTATAATTATATAAAATAATATAATGATTACTTTACCAATTTATAAAAAAATTGAAATCAAAAACTATTCAATTTAATAAAGTAAAATACTTACTTCTAACTACAATAATTAACTACAATATTTAACTACAATAATGTTTAATGATACAAAATCCAATAATGAATATACAAATGATAATAACCATGATAATGATAGTATGGTTACTATTATTTCTAATAATAACAGAACAGATATTTATGAATCCACTACCACTACCGCTTTTTCGGATAGTAGTAAGGATGAGACATCAAATTATAAAAATGATTTGTGTAACTATAAAAATAATATCAATATTTATCGATATAAATTTTCTGAACGCATAAATGAATTACTTTTAACCTTTTCCAAAATTCACCAATATGATGACAGAAAAACATTCAAAGAAGCATGGGAAATCTGGAGAGAAGATAATAAAGAAATATTGGAATGTGAAATAGAAAGATTAAAGGAACTTAACTATGAAGGAGATATTATAAATAAAATGTTTAAAAGCTCGCGCTATTATTTTCGAAAAAAAATAATAGAAAAAAAAGAACCCAAAAAAAGACGTAATTATATTGGTTCTCAAAAAGAATTTTTAGATACTATGGATAAACATATATCTAATAATATAATTAATAACAGTCATTTTAAACCTTCTGATGGTTTTAATGAGTTTTGTTTAGACCCTTCTAATAAAGACTTGCTAAATGAAGAAATAAAAAGATTAGAAACAATGAATATAAAAGATGTAATTGAAATTAAAAATAAAATTAAAAAAACATATAAAAATAGATATTTTATGCTAGTTAAAAAAATTTTATAATAATAATAATAATAATAATACACGTAAAAAGTATTTGAATTTATATTTACTTTTAATAATATTATTAAAAGTAAATAATAATGATTTTTGAAAAAGAAAATCACTTTATAAAGTTTAATATAAATATTGAATTATTAGAGCAGGAGATTGACAAAAATAATAAAAAGGTAAATAAAAACAATAAAAATAAAAATAAAAATATTGAGTCGTCTATTTTACAAGAATTAAATTTTTTTTCACAAAATTCCATTAAAATACAAAATAAAATAAAAGAAATTCCCTTTTATGCTACAAAGTTTCACTGTTTCTCCAACTATTCATTAGTAGACTTTAACGAAATAAATAAAGACACCAATACCATAGAAAAACACGATTTAAATAAAAAGTATATAATTATAAAGTACTTAAAGAAAAATATCCAATCTTTATCTTTTGATAGTTATTTTTTTTCAGAAAACTTGAATTTACCAAAAAATAAAAACATATACATTAAAAAACTACTTGAAACCTATCATGATTTAATAAAAAGTCTACTTCAACTCAATAATAAAAGTATTTGTTATTTTAGCTTGAATTCAACTGAAAATATTTTTTTTAATGAAAAAAAGGAATTAATTATAGAAAATTTTGAAAAAAGTATCGATTATTCTAAAAAACCTAAACCTTTTTTTTTAGATATTATTAAAATAATCAATGAGTCATTAACATGTGAAAATATCCATTATTTTCCACCAGAAATATTTATTATTCATTACTTAATTAAAAAAGATGTTTTTAGTCTCTCTTTTTCTATAATATCAGAAATATCTGGTGAAATGGAAAAGGTTTATATTAATTCTAAAAATAATAATAGTAATAGTAATAATAGTAATAATATTTACAGTAAAGTAAATATTTATCAAGATGTTTCATCTTTATTATCACCATTGGTAAATAAAACTAAAGAGGAAGTAATAGATAGACTATCAAAATTTATTTATACATGGGATAACTACTGTTTGAGTTTATTATATATTAAAATGATTAATATAATAAAAATTATGAATTATGATACAAATTATACTTTTCTCTCTAAATGGATTATTTTACTAAAGAAAAACATTTATTTTAATCCATTAAAGAGAGAAAATATGGAAAATACACTAGAAGAGTATAATTCCCTACTAGATTAGAGTGAATCAGAAAATAATACAAGTTTTTAATTTTTTCTTGATTTTCTTCCAGATCTTCTTTTCTTAGTACTTTTTCTCTTTTTACCGCCTTTTTTACTCATTTTTTTGGTGGTTGTTTTGGACTCTTTTTCTGAAGTAGATGTAGAACCATTTTTCCATTCAGATTTTCTTTTTCCTGCCTCTACCATTGCTTCTTTAAAGGAATGATTTGGGTCTTTTTTTTTACCTTCCGAATGAATGCGTTTAACAAAGTCTATCCATTTCTCTCCCATCGTATATAAATTAAACAGATAAAAAGTAATTATTCAATAAAATAATTTTAATTTAATTATTTTATTTTACAGAATCATAATCATTATTCTAAATAAAATGGTTTATAAATAAAATTGAAATAAACTAATATTTTATTTTCTATAAACAACAATAAAATAATATATTAGATAAGATGGTAAAAAATACTACTGGTGGTAATAAACATAAAGGTCAAGCTCGTAAGTTTACAAGTAATTTTAAACAAACAAACAAATTAAGAGTGATAGAAGAAGAAGGAGAAGTTTATGCTCAAGTAACAAAAATGCTAGGTAATGGTATGTGTCATGTTATTTGTATAGACGAAAAAACACGTCTTTGTTTTATAAGAGGTAAATTCAGAGGTAGAGGAAAAAGAGATAATACTTTAAAAGTAGGAACCTGGTTACTAATAGGTTTAAGAGAATGGGAGTCGGAAAAAGGAAAGTCAAGTAATGAATTTGAAAAATGTGATTTATTAGAAGTTTATTCAGATCTAGATAAAGAAAGATTGAAAAAAACTGTAAATTGTAATTGGACACATTTTATTGAAAATGATGCCAACTTTACAAATACAAACGCAAATGATGAAATTACATTTGAAGATGATGGAATAGAAGAGTATAAGAAACTAATGGAAAGTGAAATAAATAATTCAAAAGGAGAAACAAAACCTTCTGTACTCCATTTAAATTTATCAAATGATAATAATGAGAATGAAGATATTATTAATATAGATGATATTTAGGAAACAAAACAAAAAGTTAAAATAAATTAAAAACAAAAACTTAATATAAATTAAAAAATAATCAATATGTTATAAATAGTAATTATATTTTTATAATTTTATTTTTTTTGCGACCTCCTGTAAATATATATAAAGAAAAACCCTGAAGGATAAATATGACAACGGATTGCTGTTAGGAGATATATGAATATATATATATTCTTTAAATAGTTTTTAACAAAATAGGTTTATACATTTTTATATTACACCTTTTTACATTAGAAATGCTCATTATTTATTATTATATACAAACATAATAAAAGTATTTTTGTATATAATAATAAATGGAAAAAACCAAAGAAGAAAATGATAAAATATATATTTTAGGCTCAATAAAAAATATTGATAGTTTTATAAATAAAATGAGTATAGAAAAGCATTTGGATTACTAATTGCTGTTCTGGAAAGGCTTGATGATGGTAATCAAAAAAACGAGGTTATAGATTATTATAGTAAAAAAAATATGAAAGATTTGAGTATTTTTAAAAATGTTTTCCCGAGCAGATGATAATCAGCATTTGAAATGTAAAAAGGTGTAAAGTCGCCTATTTTATAAATATATTCTAATTAGTTGTAGGATAGATTTCTCTAAATACGAGTGTACTGATAGGTTATAAAATCCCAATTACAATCATTCATATTTCCTTTATAAAAGGTTAGTCTACTATTACTACAGAATTCTTTTGGTTTTAACTTGTAAATGCTAATATTATATTTTATAGTTCCGTTTTTATGAATAGTTATTAATACAGTCATAATGTCATTGTAAATACATTGATTTTTTCTCTCTAAATTTAATCCATTGTATTGATTATGAAACTCATATTCATATCTTTTATTAGAAATATAACTCATTCCTAAGTAAGAATAATATGTATGTGTTGGATTTTCAGATGGTTTGATTGTTATGTATTTAAGCATCTCATATCTTTCATCTTCTTTTGAAAAAATAGATGTTAATTTCCCTTTTCTTATAATAAAATGTGGAGTAAAACAAAGTATGTAATTTATAATATCAGTTGGTAATTTTGAGTAAATAATATACATTATGTATTTTTATATTATTTATTATATCTTTAGATGTTTATGGCTTTTCTCAGTTAAAATATAAAAATAAAAAATAAAATAAAAATTTTAAAGATTTGTTTGAAAAGATATAAAGATTTTATTTGTTATAATATTATAATTATCAATTATAATTAATACAACTTATTAATAGGAATTATAAATGAATAACTATAATGTATTTACAAATAAAAATAAAAAGAATTTATCTTTGTCTTCATCTTCTTCGAACTTTTTTTTAAGAGAAGACTCCTTTCCCAGTTTAAATAAAGAATCTGGTAAAGAAGATACTAGTAATAATAATACTGAAATTAAAAAAAGCATTAGTTATGTAGATAAACTAAATTATTGTAATGAAGATGAGAATAAAAGCCAAAATAAATATGATTTAAAACCTGGATGGATTCTTATAACTAGGGATAAAAATAATAAAATAATTACTTTTAAAAACGAACTAAAACAACCATTAGAAAATAAAAAGACATTGAGTTTTTCGGATGAAGTTAGGAGAGATTTAAAACCAATGTTTGATAGATGGGAGAAATATAAGAGTAATTTTATAGAATTATATGGAGAAGATGATTATTATTATTACCATACTTTTCCAAATTATAATTATGATTACTTAAACTTATCAGATAGTGAAGTTGAAGAAAGTGAGTATTCTGATATGGATATAGATGTTAGAAATAATTTTGAAATAGACGAACATGTAAAAATATAATGTGTAAATATCAAGATAGTATAATATTTTAATAGTATAATAAATCAATAATTTATATGGATTTTGAAAATGAAGTCTTAGACGACAGTTGGATAAAAGAATTCGAGATTATAGATAAAGACTATGAAAAATTATACAATAGTGACACATTCTTTGTAAATGTACATTTTTTATATATTAATAAAGAAAATGTAATCGAAAGTGTAAAGGAACAAAAGTTTATTATGTCTACTCCTAACTATATTTATAGAGATGAATTAGTAGGATTAATAAAGCGAAATTACATTAGAAATGAAAATAAATATATTTTACTTTCCATATTAAAATATAACTTTAAAATATTACCTGAAAATTTAAATACTTTTTTAAAAGAGGATGATACTAACAATTTAAATTTTGATTTTTTTACTCCAGTTAAAAATATTGATACAATTAAATTTGAAAAAACAATTGATATGTTTCAAGATTTGAATGACCTTTTTTTAGTATTTTATGAAAAAACGAATTTAGAAAGTAATATGAATCAAAACAAAGATCAAAGTCAGTATAATATTTTAAAGTCAGATTTCTATACAAATATAGTGAAAAATCATTCTTATACAAAACGTATTTTCATACAAAAATCCCAAAAAAAAAAGAAAAAACAAAGAAAAACAGTTTAAAGTTTCGTATCTATTTAAAATAGAAATAAAAAAGTAAAAGTAAATGTCTTCACCTTTTATTATTAAACCTAATAGTTACACTCCAAAACAATATGGGAAAAATGGAGAAATAGAATATGGATGGTCGAATTCAATAAAAGAATGGATTCCTCAATTTTATTATCAGTTAACAAGGAATAATACCAATGAAACAAATTTGGAATCACTAGAAATGAAATTGAGATATAAACTTTATTATATAGTAAGTAGTTTAAGAATAATTACTGATGTAAATAAAGAGCTTAAAGAAGAATATGTTCATTATCTCATTTTACTATATAAAATAGTCGGAAATACACGTGATATAGTAAATGGTAAAGGTGAAAGAGAGCTAACATACATGATGATTACCGTATGGTATGATTTTTTTCCAGAATTAGCTTTTTATGCTTTAAACACTTTAGTTTATTCACATTCATTTTTGAATACAAAGGCAAATATTCATTCTTATGGTTCATGGAAAGATATGAAATATTTTTGTAATTATGTAAAAAAAAGATTCTATGATAATGAAGAACATCCGCTAATTAAAGAATGTATAAAAATAATCAACACTCAATTATTATTAGATGAACAATCAACCCCAAATGATAATATTTCTCTAGTTTCAAAGTGGATTCCAAGAGAGAAATCAAAAAAGTTTGGATGGATGTTTACTTATCTTGCTTACGACTACTTTAAACATTATATTCAATCCGCAAATGATTTGTTTTCTATTATAAATTCTAAACTGAAATGTAAAACGCATTACCGACAATTAATAAGTAAATTAAATAATAAATTAAATACAGTTCAAATTAAACAGTGTTCGAAACAATGGTCAAAAATAGACTTTGAAAATATTACATCTGTTACTTTAAATAAAAATTATAAATGTTTTTTAAATGATAAAGAAATAAAAGATGAAGATAGAGTAAAGTGTGAAGAAAATTTTAAAAATTTAATATTCAGATCTGTATTAGATTCAACTTCTAATACAAACAATTTTAGAAATAATTTAAATTTTAAAAAAATAAATATAAAAGGAAGTCAAATAGGTTTAAATGAATTTACAAAAACTGCTTTGAATATTATAAATGAAAAAAATAAAAACAATGGAATTTATAATGAAAAATTGCTTTATGAAAAAGGGTTATTAAATTTACAATGGAACAATCATTCTTTG